AGCTTATTGATGAATGCTGTTTTAGCTGCTAAAGTGTCCGTGAACACATCACTAGATACAAGCTTCTTCGCTAGTGCTGTGTCAAATATCAACTTGTCAGCTGCAATCGAATTCGAGCGAATAATATCGGTATTCAAAGTTCCAATTCTAGCATCACCGACAAAAAGACGCTTAAAGTAACCATCGATAGCCGTGATTTCATCTAGTAGCGTTCTACCTTTGAGTCGGATTTTAGCAGCTTCAATCAGAATGTTATTGCTATTCAGATTGATTTGAGAAGATATCGCACCAGGTCCTGTCAAGGTTTGAATTGCGTATGAATCATGCAACTGTGACACCTGAGTTTGTGTAATGACATCTTGTGTCGATGTGTTGTCGCTGAATTTTTTAGGAGGTTTGTCACCTCTAATAAGCGATACTTGACCGATTGCGACTTGACCGTTTTTCATCAACCAAATTTCAAGAGGGAACTCTTTTGATTTCGTTATCGTTTTATTGACCGTCATCGTACCTGTGATGATTTGAATTCCGGTTTTCGTGAAATTCGCACGGTCAGAGGCGATCACGCTGTTGTCATTCCATAACTCAATGCCAAGCGGTGCATCTGGCAAGGCATCTACCCAAACCTCCATGCGATAGCTGAGTTTTTCACCTTTAGTAAAGGTTGAGATGTTAAGTGGCAATGCAAACCCGTGGTAGACTGCTTGATTCTTGCCGCTTGTTGTAATTCGTAGCAACCTAGTTCCGGCTTGAACTTCGATAACATTGGCTTCTGCTTGTTTCTTGGCCCACTTGCTGAAATTAGTAGGGTCGTAAACTAAGTTGAAGTCATCCAAGAAATTAGATACACGACTAACTAGACCGTCAGCAGTCTGAAGTACTTGAGAAATAGACTCATTCTGCCTCTGAATGGTCTGTGTGTGACTCTTAACCGTATCGACTACATCGTTAAATTCAGCAACACTCACGATTTCAGAAGTGTTAACATCGTAGTCTGTCATGCGGTCAGAATGCTCAAGCTTCATACCGCAGATTTCAAGACTACCACTGCCTGTTTGACCAAACTGGATTGAATTGTAGACTGAACCTGCTGTGAATGTGAATTGATATCGAACCCAATCAGTATTTGTGATTGGGTTATTCATGTATCTATCACGATTATTTGATGCCCATGGATGAAGTAGTAAATTTGCATTAGGCTTAATTACTCTCGCCCAACAGGACATTGTATATTTCTCACCAACAACTAAGTTAATACCTTGTGCGATATCCTTGTTTCCGCCATTCGTATTATTTACAATTCGAATCCCCTTTTTAATAGCAGTATGTGGCGCATCTGTGAGTGATACTACTTCCGTCTTACCACTACCGCCCGAGTTATTCAATCTCCAACTACCTCCCAAACCATTCCCTGCAGGAATGATGGAAGAATTCTGCAAGAGATTATCGTTTCGAATAACATCTCTCAGTTTGGTTTCAATTCGTGAGATGGTCCTTTGAAATCCGTCAACAGAGTTCTTGACTGTGTTCTGGACTTGAGTTGCATTTTGAAAACCTCTGTCATTGGCCAACCTGTCAAAATCAGTACGAGACAATTTCTCGATAATCTGGCCAGCTTGAACTTCGATTCTGCTTTCAGCAATTCTCAACCTATCTGTCAGAGGGTCAACCTCTTGTTTAGTCACAAGTGTTTTGATTCGGTCTGTTATCTGCTCGATTTTAGCAAAGTTTGAATCAGACAACCCTTTAGAAGTATTGGCAGAATCAAGAGCGTTTCTAGCTTCTTCTAAAGCTTCTTCAGCGGTTTGAGTAACTGTTGAACCAATCGCACGAATCTCTTCGATTTTTGTTCGTTGGTCTTCGATCTTCTCGTTCATGCTGCTATCGAATCCTGAGAATCGATTGTCAATTTCTTCGGATAAAGCACGCTTGTTTTGCTCGGACTTAGCCTTGGCTTGTTCGATGCCGTCTAGAATCTCTTGTCTTAACAATCCAGCTTGGTGATCAAAATCTAAGTCTGCATTTTGAAGAGCTTTTTCAAGGGCAATTTCTTGAGCTGATTCTGTCACTCCAAGAATTGCATCGGCTGCGCTAGATAGCCCACCAGAAGCTCTAGAACCACCAGTGCCTGCCTTATCGTCGAAAGTCAGAGAGATGTACTCTTCTTTTAAGGCATCGAACTCATAAGCAATAGCTTTCTTGAATGCATCGACATTATGCTTCCAACTCTTGAGATTGACCGTGTCGCCCATATTGACCACTTGCCCATCAAGTTCATAAGCTTCAATCTTGATAGCATCAGAGACCTTGTCAATTCCCTCATTTGAGAACTTAGACTGTGCCCACTTCTGCAACTCTTCAACAGTTTTAGCATTGTTGTTCTCATACTCTTTTTCATTGATATAAGGGTATGAGTTGATAAGAGGACTATCAACAGTAACTCTGATAGTCGTTTCTTTTTCAGCACCTTCAGGTTTAAAAGTCGACTTTGCGTGAATTCTTGTGACAACATTCTGACTGTTTTTTGTGCGTTGGTAGTCCTTCAGATTTTTGTGCGTTGTAATAACAACACCACGATTTTCACCACGATTTTTCTTTACAGTCATCGCAAAGTTATCACGAACTAGCTCGCCTTCCCACGTTCCGACAATGCTATGCTTGCCATCAAGCAATACAGAGTACAGAGTTTCTGTTTCAGTCGTGTTGAATGTCCTACGATCCTGGATATCGCTATTGAAAGAAAAATCTCCCAAAGCGGTTTTGGTATTTTGAACCATGCGAGAAAGAGCCATGCCACAGCTCTGACTAGTCACACTTATTGGTGTGATAGAACGTTGCATCACATCGTCTGAAATGTGATAGGCTGTGATTTCCAGATGATCATTGTGTTCAATAGGTTTCTTAATGCGAAATAGCTGCGCACCAAGAACAGGAGTCGGCGCTTTTATCAACATATCTTCTTGGATGAGCTGATGAATACCAGAGTCAGAAATGGGATATTTCACAGTTAAGGTGAAATCGCTATTCATAGTTTCTTTCACAATCGCTGAAGTCGCTTCATGAAGTGGCTCCCCGTTCCATCGAACAGTTCTTACATCTTTATTAAGTAGATAAAGCAATTATGCCCACCCCCAAGTCGTTTCTATCTCAAGTGTTTGAATACCTGGACCTAGAATAACTCCAACATTCTTCAATTTCGCTGGATCAACTGTGATAAAATCCCCTGACCACTTAACTGGCTTTCCTGTTGTGGTCCTAAAGCTTGGATTGTCTGGATTGTTGACCATTACAAGCGATTCTGTGAGGCTTTCAAGCCTAATGACCTGACCAGCTATTGTAAACGAAGTCTCAACAGCGCTCTGGCCAACGATTGTGATTTTAGGGAAAGCAAGAGCAGAACCTTGAACAGTCAAAGTCCCACTTTTTGTTAAAGTTTGCGTGTCACTTTTTTTGAAAAACTTAGTCGGATGACAAGTAAAAGTTGCCTTAGTCATATAAAGACCAGGTTTGACTTGGTCTAATTCTGTAGTACTGACTTTGTAGCACCATAACTTAGTTGTCTTAACTTGCTCATTCTCTAGCCAGAATTTCTCACGAATAAACAGGCTCATGAACTGATTCATCTGTTCTTCAGTAGGTTTTACAAGATAGATTGAGTAAGTCTTCTTTACAAGACCTCTGTGTTTGTTGGTTTGTACGATTGCTCCACTAATTCCACCGTGCTCAAGAAGAGCTGTTTTGCCTTCTCCTAATGCAACCGAGGGAGAATCATGGACGATGACCTTAAATGGAAAAGACGATGTTCTTACACCGTCAATCACAAGTTCGTTATGTTTTATCATGCCATACCTCCTCTCAATTGGCTTCTACGTTGGATTTCATCAGCAATTCTCTGAGCTACTTCGTCAGCAATTCTAGTGATGTCTGCTTCTTCTCTGACAGTATTGCCAGTAATAGTAATGTTGATGGTCGGTGAAGTTCCACCCATTGTCTGAGCAATACCGCGACCGATAGCACCAAGCGTTTGATCATTAAGTGGCAATACTGCTTCGTTACCAGCTTCACCACCAACCATAAGGCTATTGCCATTCATTCCAAAAATGGTCGGTTTCGTCATGATACCGCCTTTAGCATACCATTCGATGCTGATGCTTGGCACACCTTGACTCAACCAATCCAATGGATTTGCTGAACCACTCACTGAAAAGTGAGGTAGTGGAATATGTGGCCAACTAACACTAAAATTAAATAGACCTTTAATCGCACTTATTGCAGAGCTTACAAGGTCTTTGGCTCCGTTGATAGCATTCCCGATTGAATTCTTGATTCCTGTCCAAACATTTGAAACAGTGTTTGAAATACCATTTAATACATTTGAAATTGTACTTGAAATTCCATTCCATACATTTGAAATTGTACTTGAAATAGCGTTTATCGTATTTGAAATGTACGATTGGATAGCTGTGAAGATGGTCTGAACAACATTTTGGATAGCGTTCCATACAGTTGAGAACACTCCCTTGATTGTTTCCCATGCTCCTGACCAGTCACCTGTGATAATCTGCATGACTGCCTTGATGATGCCTAAAACAACATTTATTGCAGTTTCAACTACAGTCTTGATGACTTCCCAAGCGGTCGTGATGACCAGTTGGATATTTGCCCATGCGCCTTCGATTAATGGACCTAAGAAAGTCATGACTGCATCAATTACGGATTGGATAGCATTCCAGACAGTTTCTGCACTAGATCGTATAAGCTCTTGGTTTTCGGTCCACCAATTGACAACCACTCCAAACATGCTCATAATGAAGTCAGAAACTTCACTTACAACTTTGTTAATGACTTCCAGAATGGCGTTCCAGACTGTCATGACAGCGTCACGGAATCCCTCGTTTGTGTCCCAAAGATACTTAATGCCAATTACGACTGCTGCAATAGCAGCAACAATTAAAGCAGCAATACCGATAATGGGTGCAGCTGCTGCAATCATCGCTCCAATGGATGTTCCGAGTGCTACTGCTGCTGCTTGTAAGGTTAAGAATATAGGGACCAGAATACCAGCAATGGTGACTACCCCTCCAAAAATAACGATGAATTCTTTGACAGGTCCAGGTAAACCGCTGAACCATTCTGCTATGTCTTTCACTATGTTTCCTAATGCTTCAAGCACAGGTGCCAAAGTTTCAGCGATTGCTGCGCCTAGTTCAGACATAGCTAGAGTGGCTGAGTTTTGTGCTGTCTTAAATTTATCGATAGGATCCAGAGTGGCTTCAAATGTCTTAGAAACTGCTCCTACTGAATATTCAGCAGATTCAGCAAATGACTGGAAATCAAAAGAACCACGCTTGATTGCATCAATCATTTGAGGTGCTTTCTTAGCCCCAAAAATTTCCATAGCGAGTCCCATTGCTTCGGTTTCGCTAGTTGTATTCTTTATCTTATCGATTGTTTCGACAAGACCTTCTTTCAAAGTCTTGCCTTGCTTAGCGTAAGAGCCTGCTGCCTTCGTTAATCCTGATAAAGCACTTGAAGCGTCCACACCACTTGTTTCAAATTGTCCAAGTAATGCTACACCTTCCTCGAATGAGAGGCCTAGCATTTTAATCTGTGGTGCGCCTTCGATAGCTTTCTTCATCAAGTCATCAACAGATACACCAGTCGATTGAGCTGTGTAGGTCGTAGAGTCTAGGACTTTCGCTAAATCACTAGTTGATAGCTCATAAGCTTCCAAGGCTTTACTTGCTGAAATAGTCGAATTGGTGATGTCTGTCCCATTGATTTCAGCGAATTTTATCATCTCAATAGACACATCTTTGAGCGCATCGCCAGTCAATCCAAACTGAGTATTGACCTCCCCAACCGCTTCACCAGCTTTACTGAAATCAGTTGGGATTGTTGTTGCAATACTTGAAGCGATATCTTGCATTTCTTCCAAGCTATCGCCAGTCGCGCCAGTTTTTGTGACGATGGTGTCCATACCTTCATCAACTTGACGAAAAGCTTCCAAAGCACTCTTTCCAAAATCAACTAACTTTTGACTGATTTCGGATAGTTTTTCGGAAAATTGATTGAGCAATTCAGCTTTTAAGAGGCTGTTTGTTTCGCTAAGAGAGCCACTTGCTTGTTTACCAGCGTTCCCAAGGTTGCTCATCTCTTGAGAGAGATTTGAGTAAGCTGTTTTAGCTTGATTCAACTGTGTTTCCATTTTATTGGCTTCAGCTGAATTTTCACCATACTCTTGCTTTGTAAGAGTTAATTGCTTTTCTAGGTTTTCAATCTGCCGAGAAACAATATCAGATTGAGCTCCAATCCTTTTCTCAGCAAGCGCCAATTTGTCAGCTTCACTTGCGTTAGCTCCTAGCTGACTTTCTTGCAATTTGAATGAACTGACTACTTTTTCATTCTCGCTAGCCAGTTGCTTCTGCTCATTTTGCAATTCTTTTAATTGGTTCTTGTTGTTCTGAGTAGCACTCCCATTCTCAGCAAGTGCCTGGTTGACATTAGCAAGTTTGCCTTCATAACCTTTAAGGACATTCTTGGTAGTTTCAACTTCACGTTGAAAAGCTCGGTACTGATCAGCGCCGATATCACCATTTTTGAACTGCTGTTCCACCTGAGACTGAGCTTGTCTCAAAGTTTCTAACTTCTCCTTGGTCGTCGCAACTTGCTTTTGCAAGACTTCTTGCTTCTGAGTCAGGAGCGTTACGTTTCCTGTATCAAACTTCAAGGCCTTGTCAATCTGTTTCAACTCTTGAGTTGCATCAGTAGCAGCCTTATTGACATTTTTCAGCGCCTTCTGTAAGGGTTGCGTGTCGCCATCAATTTCAATTTTGATACCTTTGATATTTCCTGCCATATTTCCTCCTTTCTCAAAAAAATAGAAAAGCGCTGAAAGAATTTCTACGACTGATAATGCAGTCATACTAAGGAACTTGGTCTCAGAATCGCTCTCTCAGCACTCATTTTTTATTTAAAAACTGTCAAAATCAGCTTGCGTGGCTTTCCGTTCGCCACCTTTGTCCTCGCTCCGTAAATTCACATAATCCGTCTGATAATCTAGAGCCATTCCGATTGATATGTGCTTCAGATCATCAATAGACAGACCAGTTTCTTTACAGCAGGACAGATAGGATTCTACTGTGAAGATTTCTTCGCTAGCTGATTCTGATTCATCTGGTGCTTTTTTGTCGTCATGCTCGCATTCAGCATTTCCATCAACACAGGCCCAACTTCCTGAATCGGAAAGACTTCCATTTCCATGAAGAATTGTTCATAAGGCTTGATATGAGGATTTGCAGATTTAGCAAAGGTCCAAAAAAGACGGTTGAAAAAGGTCATGTCAAAATCTGACAACATCGAAATATCAATATTAGTCGCTGTCAACTCCTTGTCAGTTTCAAGCTTGTTCAATTCATTCATGAATGATTGATTTTTCAACATCGAGAACAAATCTTGAAAATAATCTTTTCCAAATTGTTGCTTGTAAGCGATAGGAGTATAGCCGTTGGTTCCTAACTCATACTCCTGATCACCAACCAAAACGATTTTGCGCATAGATTTCCCCCTTAACCTGTCACTGCAGTAGGTTCATACACTTTCTTAAACCAGTTGTCATACGCATCCTTGTCATCAGCTGATGTGATTGAACGTTTAACAACTGTATCCAATGGACGCGGGCTAGCTTTGAAACTAAGTTCGCGTTCGTTGGTTGATGTCCCGTTCTTAGTTTTTGAGCCAAGAGATGGGCGACTGGCAAAACAGTAGTACATCACATAGCGAGTCTTGTTTTTGTCGCCTTCAAACTGGAACATCATTGCAAACTCTGTCAAGCTCGCATCTGCTTTCTCAGTCATGACACCAGTCTGAGGGTCCTTGATTTCACCAAGAATTTTTGTTGCAAATTCATCAATGATGTGTGGAATTTTAAGTTTACCTTCATAGCCTTCATTTGAATTCATGAAATGGTAATCCTTGTTATCTGCTTTGACAGGGGTTGTTTCCCCTTTAGTATCAAGTGTCAGCTCAATCGCTCCAGGAAAACGAAAAACATCGCCATAAGTGATAACTCCATCTGCTGCAAGTGTCTTGATAGGTGCGATATGTACATTTTCTAGGCCAAAGGTTACTTTATTTTCTTGAGTCATGTCATTCCTCCTTAGTAAAGATAGACTGTGTAAGACTTGACATATAGTCTTTCAGTCTCGATAAATGTTTCTTCTTGAACTTCAAAAAAGAGCTTATGGTTTGTCCACAGCTCTTCCAGACGTTCTTCCAAATCTTCATCCTTCTGCTCAAAAGCTAGCTCTACTGTCACGCTCTTAATCTGATGATTAACCGTGTTGTCAGCTGCATTGATGACTGGACTTGATTCATAATAGACCAGGTAAGGTAGGTCAGGAGCGTTCCCGGTTTTAAACGCTCGATAAGTGACAGGCAAGTTTGCCTGTTCCAAAATAACAGCAAAGTCTGATAGCTTCATTTCCCAATCTCCTTGATACGCTTCTCAAAGTTCTGAATTGCTTTTTCTTCAGCTGGCTTGATGTGGACGATACCAGCGACACGACCACCATTTCTTGAAAGGTGTCCGTTCTCAAGTATGTGAGTAAGACTTGCAACTGCGTTGAAGACAACAAAAGAGCCATTGGCCAACTTCTTCTTTTTCCAACTTCTACGATACTTTCCGTACCGTTTAGGACTTGTCTCTTTCAACTCATCCACAGTCTCATCAGCCACCTGCTCTGCAATCTTATCCACTTCTTCAGTAACCTCGTCAGAGTAAGCTGCAAGCTCTTTCGCTATCAAATCAGCAAGGTCATTGCTCATTTCAATACCTCTGATAAAGTCAACTCTAAAATTTCAGAATCGATAGGATAGGTTTTTAAGATGCGATATTGCTTGCCTTCAAACATCGCAAACTCCTGATTCTCATACTCAAAATTTCGAATCTCAACGACCAAGCTCGGTTTTAGACCTGCCTGATTTGCTTGATAAAATTCAGAGCGAGTAACCTTCTTTTTACGACACAACAGAGTAACTTCAACATCTTTAGAGATTGGTTGCAGTAACTTGTCCTTACCTGTTACTTTTTTAGAGATCAGTTTGATTTCATGATTCCACATTCTTGACCTCTTTCTTTGATGCTATCTGTAAATTATGCAGTCGCCATTGAAGGTGACGTGGCATATCCACCCCACCCTCATAGCGATAAGCAGCATAGTCAACGATAAACATTTCATGGTCAGCACGCTCACCAACAAGCTCGATACCGAGGTTATCGGTCAATTCAGTGATGACACTTGAAATGATTTTTTTTAACGGCTTGTCTCTCAAGTCGGTTGAAATACCCAACTTAAGTTTCAGCAATTCCAAAAGCTGACCTTCGTCCATGTTTACTCCTCAACTTCCTTAGCAGGCTCTTCAGCAGTTTCATCAACTGTTTCTTCCTGCTCAACTGCGGGCTCTTCTTTCACTTCTTTGGTTTCAGGAGCTGGCTTTTTAGGTTCATCATCTCCCAAAACGTCAAGGAAGATGGAACCAGCAGTGTTGGCACCAGTCAAAAGGCCGTTTGTAAAGCTATCTGTTGGATCATATCCCTCACGAGGAAAGATATCGCCAACAGCATAGTCATGATTTTCAGGATCAGTCAAGTCCTTGAAAGGACGGATTACTTTATAGCTCATGCGCTACCTCCTTAAGCTACAACATCAGTGTATGTTCCGAAGAATCCAGCATCTTCATCAACTTTCTTAACATCCAAGCGAATGAATAATCCAAGCAATTGACCATAGATGTCGTTGTTCACCCATTTAACAGAAACTTGCGAACGGTCAAACAGACTAACGAATTCAGAGATGTCACCGATGAAGAATTTCATGTCACGTTCACTACCGAAAACAGTATCTTCTACTGTGTAGATAGTCTTACCGCCAAATGAATAGCCAGTTGGAGATGTAACATCTGGTTGAAGCATGTAGTTCCCATTTTTGTCTTTAACTTTATCAAGAGCTGCAAACATTGATTGAGTTACTACGATACTTGCTTTATAGATTGGTTTAAGTTTTTTGTTGTAGATGTCTTTGATTCCGTCAAATCCAGCGGCATCAGCAACAGTTGCAGTTTTTAGAATGTCAGCAATTAATGAAAGTTCAGTGTTTTCCCCTTGGTTAAACACTTCTTCTTCGACGATTGCCATGATGTCATAATCTGCGTCATCAATCATTTCTTGTGATACTGGGATGTAACCACGGTATGTTTTGATTGAGTAATCAACTTCAGTGATGTTTGGTTTTGCTAGTTCTGGGTTATCCTTCAACTCATCTGTTGACTTCATTTTATTTTCAGTCTTTTTGATGACTGGATATTTACCACCACCGCTGTTAACTTGGACACGCTTCACAAGGTCCAAAAGTGGATTACGTGTTTTGTTTACAAAGTGTGGTTTTAGCACTTCAGTAGGGATTAGAGCTGCGCTTCCTGAGTCAGTGGTTTTTAATCCTACGATGTCACGAGTTTGACCAGAGCGAATGTATTTTGCGATTGCGTCACGTTGTTCCAATTTTTGTCCTCCACGTTTTTCTTGACTTGGATAAGTCGGTGCTTTGCGATTCAATTCTTCAACTTGATTTTGCAAATCTTCAATTTCTTTTTCAAGTTGTTCTTTTTCTGCCAATTTATCATCCAATTCTTTTTGGATGTCTTCCAGGTTCTTTTCAACCGCTGAAACTTCTTCATCATTTCCAGCTTGTTCCAATTTCTTCGCTTCAAGTTCAGATCGTTTGTTCAATTCTTCAATCGATTCTTCGAGTTCAGCTACTTTGTTTGCTTTAAGATTAGCACGGGCACTTAAAATCTTTGATTTGTTCATAGATTAAATTTCTCCTTAATTTCTTTCTTGCGCTTGTCCAGCGCTTCACGATTTGCACGCTGTTGACTTTCAAAGTCTTTTTGGCGTGCGGCAATTTCCGTTTGCGGATAGGCTGGGAAAGTACATGGACTCACTTCAAAAATTTCTAATTCTAGGATAGTGTCCAGGTACGAACCATCTGCTTGCTCTTCCGTATTGATTTGGATTGGGATAAAACCAAAGCTACATCCAATCACATCACCACGCTGAACACGAGCATAGGCTCCAACAGCTTGTGGATCATCTTTATTGATAATGATGTCACCGTACAGACCGATGTCATCAACTCCCAAAATGACCGTTCCGTTACCAGTCCGACCAAGCACCAAACTATCATCATGGTTAAATAATGCCCTGATGTCAGCTCCTTTGATGGCTTTTTCAACACCCTCACGCTTAATCACTTCAAAATAACCAGGCCACAGTTCGGTTACTTCATCAAACTTGATAAAGTAACCACTCAAAATCAAATCACCAGTATCACTTTCTTCTCGTGTTTTGAATTGAGCGGTACGATAACTATTCCGTTTCTTCATTCTCTTCCTCACCCCCTTTCAGTTTCTTCTGATCCCCAAGTCTATCTTGTGGAATATAGTTTTCAAGAGCAAGGAGCTCATCCATGTCAGGATCAGGTGGCATCCCAAGCCAATCCCTCCACTCGTTTCGACGCATTGCCATGCTTTTAGTCATCTGTTCAGCAACTGAAGATAACTCTGTAATGTCATACGAATAAAGCGAGCGAGCATTCAGTTTGAAATACCGATTGTTTGAAACGAGTAAGTCTCTCGTTAAGGTCTGAGTGATTGTTGTAGCAATGCTCATGACCGTTGTATTGACAAAGTTGTTGTATTCTTCTTTGTCAAAACTACCAACCCCCAAAATAAAAGCTGGAACTCCCAAAAGTCCAGCAACTGTTTTCTTGTCAATTTCAACAGATTCATTGATAGCAATATCTTTCAAACTTAATGGCTTGACCTGTTCGACATTCAATAGAGCATCAGGAATAATCCACGGCTCACCTGCCTGACTTGTTGTTAAGTATTTCTTAGCGACCTTGTCTCGCCCCTCTTGCGTGCCCAATTCTGCATTCGAAGAATCAACCTTAACAATCAAGCTAGGAACGTTCTTGCCATTCATAAAGCCTTTTTTGATTTGAGTCGCAAGGTTTAAATTCCTAACAATATCCCTCAGAGCAAGTCTGTATCCAGTTCCTACAAATGGATTGTCTGGATCAGGATTGATTACAAAGTGCACAATTTCGTTTGGGCTGTAGTCAACACCACGATAATTCATAACATAGCCGAGCTCATCGCTTTTAAAAGAAACTTCGCTCATTGGGAATGGTCTTAGGTTCAAAATGTAATCATTCACATGATCATACTCAACATGAAGAACTGAATTTCCGTCACCAAATAACAACAGGTCACGCACAATCTTGAAAATCCAAGTCTTGCGAGTCATGTTTTCGCATGGATTTACATCAATCTTCCGAGCTAGTCCGTCTTTAACTCGTATGTCTCCCTTGTCGGTATTCTCCATCAAATGAATGGTCATATTTGATACCATGTCAGCAATCTTGTTGACCGCAGCAATCACATCAGGATTGCGAGCCAGTGGCACATAGCTATCACCGTCGATATAAAGACCAAAATCTGAATGAGTGATAACATTCGTTCCGCTTCGACTCTTACCACGTTTCAAAATTCTATCTAAAAGTCCCATATTTCCTCACCTCCTTTCTAGCGAAAAGTATTTTGGAAAAGTGAATCAAAGTGTTTGTTTCTTACGATATTCTGACTGACATCAACTATTTGTTTATCCCAGTTAACTGTTTCAGCCCTCAAATCTTTCGTATAACTTTGACGAACGATTACTTCTTCCCCGTTTAAAATTACTTTAACTCGCCCTTTATTAATTAGCACATTAATTTCATGTTCTGATAAAACTATTTCATTCATAATTCACCTAATCAAAGAAGCTCATCACATCGCTATTCTTACCAAGATTAGCAAGAGCCTGTATACAAGCAAAGACGCTGGCATCGAACAAGTCAATTCTTGCAGTGCCACCGTCACCGTCTAATTTTTCATATTGCACAGCGTCATCCACCTTTTCAATAGCTCTGACATTACTTACACAATACTCGTAAGCATCGGAGTGAAGATAATAAAATTCTTTATTTTTTACCTTGAACTCAATTCGTCTGAATCCCTCTGATTTCAGATAAAAAAGCTGAGGTTGGTCAATCATCTTGAACCGAGCTTGTTTCATTTTTGTCAGGAACTCACGACCAAACTTCCTATCCATTCCGACAGCAGCAATCTTGAACCCTTTCTCCCTCATCTTGATGAACCATTTGACGATATCATCATAGAGAACGGTTGGAGTGTTGCTCATCGTCAACCAACCATCAGACTGCCACCCAAAGAGTGGAATCCCGTCATCGTTAGCTTTTTTCTGAGCATTTACACGAGGAAAGAAAGCGTGTGTGATACAGATATCAACATCTTTCTCACCATCATGATAGACACCATAGAGAGCAGCAGCGGTCAAGTCATGCAATCTTGACAAGTCAGCACCACCGTACCATTGGATTGGTAAACGTGCCAGCTCCTCTAGGGTCCAATCGTATTGACTATCTGAAGCGATGAACTCATCAGGATTGAAGTAAGCATTCATAGAGTTTGTGAATACATTCAAAGTCTTGTTAAAAAACTCATTTCTTGTCTGTGGATCATTCATAGCCTGCTCAGCTTCTTCTCTCAGAGCCTTGAGCGATACCGTCACACCCCACGAAGGATTAGCTTTTTTAAGAACATTCTCGTCCAGGTAATCGCCCACGTCTCCATCAGTCGTCTGGTCAGCTTTGCAGATAAACATGAACAAGGAATCATCCTTGACCAATTGTTTAAGGACCTTTTGACAGTATTTCAAACGGTTAGCAAGGAAACCAGTAGGAATATCACCAGCCGTAGAGATAACAAAAAGCATACTGTTTCGGTATGCTGACATTGTTTTCTTCATAAGACCGTACTTCTTGCTGTTTCTCATCGTGTGAGCTTCGTCTAGGATAATTACATTACCGTTCAATGAGTCCAAACGGCTTTCATCGTTGGCCAGTGCCTGGATAAAGAAAGAACCCTCGATACCAAAATTAGCAGTGATAGAGTGTTCTTGGTTGTTGTCCTTGATACGGATGTTCTTGTCATTCCATCGCTCAACATTGAACTTCAAAAACCCAAAGGCTTCCATCGCTTGCTTGACTGAGTTGGCGACGATGTAGCATTTTGAACCGCTATCCGTGTCTAATATCTGATAAGCAAGTGCGATTGCAGCGGTAAACGAAGTCTTTCCATTCTTTCGAGCGAGCATGATAAGCGCTTCTTTGAACCTGCGCTCATTCGTACCCTTATAGTAAAAACCAAACAGGTTCACAACTACGAAATGTTGCCACGGTTGCAAGAGTAATGGCTTGTTACGGATAGACACCGCAAACATATCATCGCCCTGCTGATGGACTATCGTGTTTTCGATGAAGTGAACAACGAAATCAACGATATCCTCATCCATTTCAAACTCAGGATTTTCAAGATCACGCAAGAAACGTTCAGCTGCAAGAATATTCTCCTCGCAATGTTCCTCTCTGTGAGAAATGACGTGCCGAGCATACTCTTTCGCTTTATCAAGATTACCCATTTGCAGTCACTCGCTTCTTCTTGATTTCGTTTTTGAACTTCAGGACCTCAGTAAGAACTGACTCACCCTCTTGTTCTACTACCTCACCGAGAGACTTCGGATTCATCATCAGCTGATTAGAGTAGCTGAGAATGTCTTTCCTCAAAATTTCCATCGCTGTCAAGATTGGAACTTTACGCTCGTTCTCTGCACCAGCCTTATTGACGTAGGTGTCTGTTACTGGATAACCCATGTCAGCATAATCTTGAGCAAGTTTCTGATACTGATAGAGCATACCTGCAAAGATATCAATGATCATTTCAAACTCTTTACGATAAGTGCCCAAGTCCTTCATCTGTTTGACAACTTTTGACTTAATCGACTTCGCTGTAATTGGTTTAGCCAAAAACTACCTCCTTTCGTCAAAATCGCTTAGTTTTTACCCCCTTTTTGTTTGAAGGCCCCCGACTTGGAAAAAGTTCCCTTCACCGGTACCCAATCGCCCAAAAATAATTTTTAAAGAGGTGGGGGGTATCCATAAAATTCCTCAAATTCTTTTTTTCGTTTTCTCTGCCAAAATAATCCTTGATTGATCACTTTGTCGTTTACCCTATCATGAAACGTATTGTGTTTTTTATTTGTTAGTGGCAAACAGTTCCACTCTACGAATTCAAGTTCAGGATATTTAGATACAGGAAAGATATGATGTACCATTTCAGCTGCTACTGAAATCCCATATCTCAAACTTTCTTGACAAAGATAATCGTACTTACGCATTATCTTGTCACGGAACTTCTCCCACTTCTTAGACTTCAAGGTCGGTCTGATAGGTTTGTTATACATCTCAAACCTCCTTTCTCAATACTAAAAGGGACAGGTCAGTGACCTATCCCCTCTCATACAAGAAATCTATGCTACCATAATAAACTCTTTTTCGTGAGACTTCAAGATGTCTTTTGTCTCAATTTTATTTTGGTCTCAATCCTATAAAATGATATTCTAGTGTTGGATTCTCAAAAATGTTTCCAATGATTTCAGCTTTATCTAATACATCCGGCTCATAGGGTGAAATACAATCTGGGTCCGCGACATTTAGACATTCAAGATAGAAACCATTTCCAGAGAGTACTTTCTTTTCTTCATAGTAGCGATATTTCCCGAAGCGTACAATAGCTTTTACAAAATCAATTTGAAGAACGTCCCCTACAAAAATTTCTCTGCCTTCTTTGTCATAAGTGCGTGTTGATTGAGTGATGTATTTCAAATCTTCAAAGTGCTTCCATCCACTGCCCTCATAGTAGACTAATGGACAATTACGGTTTTCATCGTTTTGGTCGCAATTGCCTACCACGACCCTGTAAAACATTTTTCGTTTTTCTTCGTCCCATGCTCTAAATTTTGTATCCATTCTGTTACCTCTTTATACTTCGTTTTTCTCTCTCAGCTTCACATATCTTATATTTTGTTAAACTCACTCTAAATCTCAAACCCTTACTAATCATAGGTTTTAAAGCGTTTCATTTTTTCAGTTTATGCTTAACTCATTATGTGAAAGTAATATCTAAAAAATTAAATGACAAAGTTCCGTAGTGCATCATCGAGCTCTGCTTGTTCTATCCCTATGTATCTCAATGTGATTGCAGGTGATGAGTGATTGAACATTTTCTGTAATGTCCCCACGTCCTTCGTCTTATTGTAATATTTATAGCCGAATGTCTTGCGCATTGTATGTGTGCCAACATTATCAATGCCAAGTTCTTCAGCTGCTTCATGTATGATTTGATAGGCTCGCTCACGAGTGATCGATTTATTCTGACCTTGCCTACTCTTGAATAAGAAATGATGAAATGGTTTACCCTCGACATATCTCCTCATTTCTTTCTTAAGTTCTTTTGTCATCCGTCTTGTTATCTGCTTGCCAGTCTTCCGTTCTCTCAATTTGATGTGCCAGCCTTGAACATCTTTAACTTTCAAGGTAAGTATATCTCCGACTCGCAAACCAGTATTCAGGCCTGTAATGAATAGCATATAATACATCTCATTCCATTCCTTGAGATAATCCTTCATTGCCTGAATGTCGTCATTATCTTTTATCGGTGAAACAAATTCCATATTCTACCTCCTTTCCCAAAACAAAAAGCCAGCATTTGCTGACTCTTGATGATGCTTCTGTTGGACAACTTTTTGACTAGAATTAAGGATGACTCCTCAAGTGTGATATGTGTTTTTGTTTCAGAAGTTCATGCTATCATGATAAACCTTTTTTTGTGAGACTTCAAGATGTCTTTTGTCTCAATCTTATTTACAATTCACCTTTTAGTATAGCGTACTGCTCTAGGATAATCCTTCTACGTCGATAGATTGTAGCTTTGCTCATGAATTTCTGTTCTGCTATTTCTTCCCATCTCAGTTGAGGATATCTCCAGCGCAGATTAAAGATTTCCTTATCTTCATCAACTAGATTAATCAGGAGTTTGTTAATAATAGCTTTGAACCCTTCGAGAAATTTCAAGGTTGGATCATCTGCGATTCTGATTGCGATAGTTTCGGTAGGTTTGCTTATTCCTACGATAGGACCACTCTGAGCATCTGGGTTTCGAGTTTCTAATTCTAACCTTCTCAAATCTATTGTACGTTGAATGTTTTGGAATTTGAAAAGTTCTCTGTCTAATGTTTTGAGGTCTTCGTCGCTCAATTTCTTCAAATTTTACCTCCGAATTTTCTAAATAATTAAATAAGCTATCGAACATTTTAGAAAGAGCCTTACTGATGTCAGAAACTATCTGCTTAATCATTCTAGATAAAACTTCAATTTCTTCCTGACTTAACTTTATAAGCTTATTTTCTAATTCTAGTTGTTTCTTCTGAGCAAGTTGCTTAGCTTTCTTCTTCTTAATCCTTCTATTCATCTTGCTCTCCATTTCCTGGTATTATCTTTCATGAATGTAGCCTGCCATTGCTTCCTGAATGATGATGTAAGTTAGTTTCTTGCACTTTGTCATTACATTCTTACCTCATCTCCTATTTTAAGAGATTCATAGTTTGTTTGAGTAACTACGAATACTCCGTAATTTTGTACTGTGATAGTGTACATGTCGCCAATCTTCTCCTTGTGTACGACTCTGCCTTTAATTTCTGCGCCTTGGTTGTCTGCTTTATAGACGAGCATCGGGCGCTTTTGTTCTAGGCTCTTAATATGGATACATTGCCAGATGTTCAATCCAGCAGATACTAGAATCCAGATAACTATGAATCTTTTCAATCTGTGCCCTCCTCAAAGCGCCCATCTATTTTTTGACTTATTTCTTTTAAAAATGGGATTTTTCTTTTCTTTTTTCTTCTGCTTGTGATATTCGCTATCTTTGTTAAAGATAATATCTTCATCTTCAATCAGTTCAGGAATAAAGCCTCCTCCAGACGGATAAAATCTAGGTTCTTCCATCACTCCACCTCCTCATTCTTTATTATTTTTATTATTTTTAAAGAACTTATAAAAAATTACTGACCAATATGAAGCCCACATAAGGTATGATAACGATTGAAGGAATTGTTCTACTGTCATTCCGTTACCTCCTCAACTTCAAACAATGGACTGTTAAACACTTCGGCAAAGCCTGCTTCTTCTAGTTGTTTACGGGTGTGTTTCGTTTTAAAAAGTGTGGTTTCTTCTTCACTTGAAAAACTCCATATTCTTGAATGTTTTTCACAGTTCAAAGTTTCGTGGTCTTTGCGAATATTTTTCATCCTCACTATATACAGCTTTGGTTTCTCTACTGTGTAGCCGTCAAACCAAGCTAGCGCAAATGTTCTTTGGTTATCCTCATTTTCTAACCACTTATTTACCCCTGGACCTCCATACGTCATACCACCTGATAAAGAGTAGACAGTTTTAGCAACCTCAACCCACTCCGCCACAAACTGCGGTATCACTGGTTTATTCAATTCTTGCCGAATCTTATCAGCATCTTTCAATTGATTACCAACCCATGCTCCTTCAAATTTTCCTTGCTCATAACCCTCACGCCATTTTGCATGACTGAAATCCTGTTCAAATTCACCCATGATAGCTTTTAACCAGACCTCTCTATCATGCAATGGCAATTCTCGCAATCGTGCTAATATGTTCTTAACGTAGCGTGGAGCTTCATCTGCGTGACCTGTTTCAGGTTCGTCTAGTTGTTTCACTAAATCTAAAACATCGTCCAAAGTCACATAAAACTTTTCTCCATACAATTTATCTAAACTTTCAAATTTCTCAATCAATTCCTGTATGTTCATTAAAATTCCTCGCTTTCAATTTTTCTGATATCAACAACATCTTCAAGATATTCCTTTGAATACCAGTCATATTCAACGCATTTTCTAATAAATCTTTTTTTATAAAAACAATGCTCTATATATGCGATTGGAAATAGCAAAGCAACAAAAGGTGCACAAATGATTAAAAATAAATAAATAGCAATTCTACAAATTCTTGAGTCTGCAATATAATCATAAAAATCTGCTAAATCTTTTATTTTTTTAAAATGCCTGATAAAAATAATATAATTTTTTCTTTTCATCGCTCCAACTCCTTAAAATGGCAATCCATCATCTGGAATATCCATCGGATCACTTGCTCCAAAACTTGGTGGCATCTGATTTTCCATGCTCGAATGGTCCGCAGTCTTATCTCGTTTTTCCAAAAGCTGAAAGCTTTCAGCTACAACTTCCGTCACATAGACACGTTGTCCTTGCTGATTATCATAGCTACGACTCTGGATGCGGCCTGTGATTCCTACAAGAGCACCTTTTTTAAGCCAATTTGCAAAGTTTTCAGCTTGCTGACGCCACATGATGCAACTGATAAAATCAGCTTCACGATCACCTGCCTGATTCTTAAAATTGCGATTCACTGCCAAACTAAAAGTTGCAACAGCCACATTTGATGGTGTGTATCTTAACTCAGGGTCACGAGTCAAGCGACCTACTAACACAACATTATTGATCATCGTTTAACTCCTTTTCTACTTCCTCAATCAACCAATTAAGGTTCTTTCTAGCTTTCTTCAAATCTTCCAGACCATTCTTCTTCTGGAATCGCAATTGATACTTCAAAGCATTTCCAAGAAAAAAGCCTTTCAGCTGTTCTGGTGTCATGAAATTTCTTAAAGCATCGATAGATTGCATGCCATACCGACCTTGGTAATGACTTGGGTTGTTTACGTTGTCAATTTTTTCAGGTTTCATTATTCATCCCCTTCCTTGTTTTCTAAAACGGCATCCTGTATAAAAGTATTGCCAATTTCATAGTATTTGTATTCCTCAGCTATCACTTCAAATGTTTCTTCGACTTGCTTATTGTCTGCATATCCTGAAACAACCAGAATATATCTTCTTTTGGTTCGGGTTTGTACCAGTACCGTACTTTTTCCTGTCGTAACATGTATGAATGTTGTGTGAGGTTCATCAATGTACTTGTCTACAACCGTCCCACTCGAAATCTGGTGACATGCTACGAGAAAGACTGTGAGTAAAACAACACATAGGATTTTTAAATATCTCATTCTAAATCCTCCTCTTTTACAAACACCCCGTCAATCATCTTACCTTTGCGGTCCTTGATGACTTCATAAGCTTCTTCTAAGCAACTTTCAGCTGTAGTTCCATTGCAAAATGAAACCGTGCTGATGACGCTGTCAAGAAACATCAAGTCTGACTTGATCAGTGGAGTCTGTGTCTCATTATGACAAATGTGAGCATAAAGTTTTTGAGCGATATTACCCAGACTGGAAACCATCAGCAGCAATTCGAGTTCCTGTTGATTAGCCGAAATCTGAGCACCGTTCTTGATCTGTTGCTCAAGTCCAATCATTACTACCTGGATATCACCAAGCGCATCGTAAATCAGTTCAGATTTATCCTTTGCGATACCCTCAAACAATTCTCCTGATTCTTCCATCAACTTCAAGAACTGTTTGACAGGATTTGCTTCATGTAAATTTCGGTCAACAAACCATTGTTGTACTTTTTCTTCCAAATTCATTTTTGTATTCATCTTATTTTTCCTCTCTTTTCTTCGTAATCAAGTAGTAGCAGTCAACTGCTCCGTAGTCAATCCTGATATTTTCTCCACTCATGCTTTTCCGAAAGCGTGGATTGTTAACAGCAGAGTAGCTGGCTTGATGTTGTTTTAATTCATTGATTGCGCTATGTATGTGCCCAAAACTCCCAATGAGTATCTTGCGGTGTCCGTTGTAAATAAAGTATAGATTTAACATCAATACCTCCTATCCTTCATCCCAGACGGATACACAAAGCATCTGCCAGTTGCTCCCTCAAAGATACGACTTGATAGAGCACCATTCCCAAAATCGTCCGAGTAAAGCTCTTTAATTTCTTCACTAGACAGATTCGTGTTGATAATCGTATTCGTCCGATTATCCAAGATCTTGAACAATATCTGATGTGCCCACTCATTCCGCTTCGTGTCGGTCTTTCGACTCTCTTTTCCAAGATCGTCCAAGAAAAGAAAATCAACCTCAGACAATAGCTTGACCATCTTCGCTTCTGAATACCCATTGTCATACTCAAAGCTCTCACGAATTTTGTCAAATAAAGTCACAACAGATACAAAGAGCACGCTTTTCGGTTCATCATAAGACTTAAATTGCTCATTGAGAAACCGAGCCAAGCCATAGGTCAGATGACTCTTACCAACACCAGAAGGTCCTGTGATGATGGCATTTCCAACCGTACCTTTGGCATACTCACGTTCCAATCGCTTCACGAAATTCATAGCCTTTTCATCAATATCAACCTGAATCTCATAGTCATGTAGTGACTTGCTGGCCAGCTTACTTGAAACGATACTGTCACGAGCAAAGACCTCGTAAGTGTCCGAAAGCTTACTCTTGACCTCGGATTCCATATTCAACTGCTTTTCAAAGAGACGAATGTTCTCTTTCTCGCATTCAGGACATTGACTGATTTCCTCAACCTTGCCCTTGATGGGAATCTTAACAGACCAAAGATGGCATCCATGGATTTCACAGACATCATCAAGAACCGTTCTAGTTCTGAATTGTTTAAACTGTTTCATCTAAAAACCTAGCCTTTCGTCTGTTTTCTTCTCACGATTAACAACATTCCCTTGATTCAAATAACTATCGAACTTAGTTCCAAATAGGGTTTCTGGTCGCAAATATTTCGCGTACTTCGTACCTGACCAATCCTTAAACATATTGTCAATTACTTGTTTAAAATCTTTTAGTCGATATCCTTCAGACCATCTAGCCTTAATCAGAGATTTGTTCTTCTGAACATTATCTCTATATTTCTTTCCTGTCTTTGAATTAAGATAATCGATAATTTCTTTATAAGGGATATTATCTATACTACCCTTACCTATACTACCCTTACCTATACTATGCGGACATTCGTCCGTCACTTGTCCGTCAACTGTCTGACCTTCTTCAGTAAGCTCTAGAACTACCTTTCCAGGCTCAATCAATCTACTTCCATCAACTTCTAATCCAAGTTGTTGAATAGCTAAATTCCTGTGTATACTAGGCTTGTGTCTGTCCGGTCTAATTTTATTTTGTTCGTTGAAGTCCGTAATGAAATAGACCATGTCTTGATTAAGTGGCTTTATAAACTGCTTGATAACTAATAGGCCTAAACTGTCCTCACTGGCACCAATCATTCTAACGACTGGAAATGCTTCGACAATTCCGTCATCATCTGAATTGATGACCAAATGAACATACAGAGCTTGAGTTTCAAGCGGTAGTCTTAAAAATTTTTGTGTTTGCATTATGGTCTTGCTGACCATTCTTCTTTCTGCCATCTACCCCTCCACACTTGAAAATTTTGTGTACTCTTTGTGAAAGTACAACTTCACTGTTCCTAGACTCCCATGCCGATTCTTTTCCAGAATCAGCTCGGTCACGTTATTCGCTTCTTGACTGTCTGCATGTTCCTTCTGGTAGTAGGCATCACGATACAAGAAAGCTACAATGTCTGCATCTTGCTCAATCGAACCAGATTCTCGCAAATCTGACAGCATTGGACGCTTGTCCTGTCTCTGCTCAACCGACCGACTCAACTGCGATAAGGCTATGACAGGAACCCTCAAATCCTTTGCTAGTATCTTCAATTCCCTTGAAATTTCAGAAACAATTTGCTGACGATTCTCCCTCTTTGAACCAGTAATCAACTGCAAGTAGTCAATGATGATAATGCCCAGACCGCCCATTTCTTGAGAAAGCTTTCGAGCCTTTGACCGTATCTCTGAAAACCGAATCCCAGCCGTGTCATCCACGAAAATAGGCACATCATAGAGATTGCTTTGCGCATGTACAAGTCTTTTCCATTCATCTGTACTTAAATTACCAGTCTTCAAATGATAACCTGGAACCATCCCCTCTGATGCCACCATACGCTCAATCAATTCCTCTGCTCCCATTTCAAGAGAGAAGATGACGGCAGGCTTTCTTTCAACCGTAGCTACATGTTTTGCAATGTTCAATGCTAGCGCCGTCTTGCCCATAGCGGGACGAGCAGCAAGGATGATAAGATTCCCTTCATGAAGGCCTGTTGTAATCTTATCCAATCCGGCGAAGCCAGTAGATAGACCAGTCACGAATCCATCTGTCTGTGAGCGAGTCTCGACTATCTGCATATGTGTATCAAGGATATCGGCCACATTACGAAATCCTGTCCCTGCATTTTGATTACTGATATCCAGCATAGACTTTTCAGTTTTAGCAATGATATCACTGATTGATACATCGCCTTGATATGCGCTAGAAAGAGACTCTGACAAGTCAGCGATTACCTTTCGAAGCATAGCCTTTTCTTTAACCAGTTTGGCATAATGCTCCACATTTTTTGAAGTTGGTGTTGAATTTACCAACTCTACAACATATGTCATGCCCCCAATATTTGAGATATCACCCTGATTGGTAAGAGCTGACACCATAGTGGTAGCATCGATTGGCTCACCTTTTTCAAGCAGAGACAACATGGTTTTAAACACTATCTTATTTGCAGGCTTGTAGAAATCATCTGGAGTCAATTCGTCTGCCAGCGATGTCATCGTTTCTGGTGAAATAAAGACTGCTCCCAGAACCGACTGCTCTGCGACTAGATCATGAGGTAGTATTCTAAAATATTCACTCATACCCTATTCCTCCAGTATCTTTCTAAATCGATGTTCATAACAGCAGCAAGGTTCTTCTGCTCGGTTAAGATTTGTCTACGATAGGGAGCTAGACCAGCTTGTCGCTCCTCCTCACTCTGTGGTAAGTAGTATCCGTTTGGTTTCGTCTTCTTAGCCACAATTGGATGTCTAAAATTAACTCGAAGACTTTCAATGACTTCTTCTAACTTACGTTTTGAAAGTCCGGTTTCGATACGAATTTCACTTGCTTGAATGGGCAGGTCGAAAGTCGCGCAATTCATGATCATGTTTAACACACGGATTTCCATCTCACTCATTTCACGACTAACACTCATGTCTTTGCCCTCCATTTTCTTGGATTCTGACGGAAATTCATAGTCATTTCCTGATAAAGCAAACGCCCATTTTCTTCTAAGAGGCCTGCATTTTGCTTTCTTAGAAAATCATTATTACCTGCTTCTTCCAGGTAGTCCTGAGCCAGTCTGTCATAATCTTCGATGCATGCTCTAAAAACTTGTGGTACATCCTCAAGCGATGAAGCCAGTCCTGTAGGTGGCTGGGTATCGTAGGTGGATTTCCTATCACTATTTTTCAAGTTTCTTCGGGCAACTTCTCTAAAATCCTCAGTTTCTTCGATGATGATCACTACATTTTGCTCATCCGATTTTTCATTTTTAGCTGTAAATATCATCAGGATAAAGAACCCGATAAAAATAACTAGTAAGCCAAGCAATTGGCTTGATACAGTTGGTTCTGTCATTTTGTTCTCCTTACGCTCTTAATTTCCGTACTTGTTTTTCTAATTCCAAAATCTCATAAACATCATTGACATCGTACATAGTATCTTTCCCCTGCTTACGAAATCTTAATCCTTTACGTTCTAACTGCTTCACATATCCGTGCGTAAAGCCGAACTTCTTCATCAAAGTTTGTTGATTGATTGGCATGCGATCATTCTCTAACTGCTCCTTGACCTGCTTTTCAGCAAAAGCCAATAATTGATTCGTGAACAATTCAGCACTTTCTCCGTCCAATCGTAATTGTAACGTTATACCTTCCATTTTTTTCATCCTCTCAACTATGCGGGCAAGCATTTTTGTGATATAATGGTTTTAATTATTTAAGTATGCGCCCGACTTCTCGTCAGGTGCTTTTTTAGCTTTTAAATAACCACGTTTCGTGGTCTTGAATCGGAAAAAATTTCGCCAATATCTTTTCCTAAAATATCGGCGATGATAAACATTTCATCTGATTTAAAAGCACGTTGTCCCTTCTCTTTCTGACGATATGCCGCCTCAGAAATTCCAAGCTTTTGAGCTAATTCTTTCTGTGTAATGCCTTTTTCTTTTCTTAGTTGATACAAATAAATTTGCACGTTCCTACCTCCTTATCTTAATCCATCTATGCTGATTTCCAATGCATCAGCAACTACGGTCTCTTTACTCGTTAAGTTAGTAAACTCTCAAGATAGCTAGTGTTTCTTAAAAGTTTTTCTACAAATTCAGGGTCTGCCTTTATCAAGGTATGGCCTTTTTTCCCGCTATACGGATATCGGTTTGGTTTCATTTTTTTATTCCTTTCTATTTTTTAGAAGCCTCTAATTCTAGCACTTCGTAAAAATAAATCTTGGCAAAGTGTTTAGCGTTATAATACTCAATGTATTCTCTAATTACTGCGCCATATCTCCGACGACTTGGAATTGTTAGTTCTATAATGAACTCGCTTAGGTCTCCGTTTGGGCGTTCCTTGAACATTTTTACTGATGCTGTCTTCATTTCAAATCTCCTACTCCTTTCTCTTTTTTTCGCTCCATGAGCAATAACTAGGAGGGGAATCGCGCCCCTCTACGCTACCCTAGTTTCTTTCACTTCTTCAACCTTTTCAAGAACTAAGATTGTAAGAGCCATTTCTTGAAAGTCTTTGTCGTCAAATCCGATGACATCGCCGTAAACTCTGATGGCTGTTAGTAGTGTGTTGTACAATGCGTACATATCATCTGATGATAGTTTTTCACGATCTAGGATTTCTCCAAGTTTCAATGAGCGTTCTCTGCGATTCTTAACTTGTAAGATTTCTTTTGCTAGTGCGATTTGTTCTTGTGTTGTAAGTCCTGTGTTCATGGTGTTTCCCTCCGGTGTGTTTTTGTTATTTCCTTAAGCTTGATTTAATTATAGCACACGTTTCGTGGGCTTGTCAATACTTTTTTTTCGAAAAAGTAAAAAAAGTTTTCTTTTCGTGGGTTTTGTGTTATACTTTACTTATAGAAAAATAAAAAGGATTCCATCATGAATAAAGAAGAAATTGCCATTGTAATAGGCGAAAATATAAAGCGATATAGGCTTCAAAATGGTTGGACTCAACAAGAATTAGGGGCTAAGATAGGGATAAGTAAAAATGCTATCGGTAATTATGAGAAAGGTTTTAGATCGCCTAAAAAGGATACAATGTTTGACTTAGCAAATGCTTTTAACATTTCGATTGACGACCTTTTCCCTCCAATTCAAAACGACTCCTCTTCTAATGCTTCCCAAATCCAATCAATCTACGATGAACTAAACCCTCCAAGACAAGTAAAAGTCCTGAATTATGCAAAGATGCAACTGAACGAGCAGGAAAACGAAGTATCGGAAGCTATTCAGCTCTATAGTTACGACTACTACGACCACCCAGCTTCTGCAGGTACAGGCCAGTACTTGAACGATGTACGAGTGGAACGGATTGAGTTGCCAGTAGATATCGATGCCGATTTTGTCATCCCCATTAAAGGGGACTCCATGGAACCTGACTATCACGACGGTGACCTGGTATTCATTCAGACCAGCGTAGACTTAAATGATGGTGTTATCGGAGTGTTTAACTACAACGGTGATGCTTATATCAAGCAGCTTGTCATTGACAAAGAACAAGCATACTTACATAGCCTAAATCCAGCATACAAGGACATGCCAATCACACCAGACACAGACTTCCGAATTATCGGCGAAGTCGTGGATTTGTATAGAGAGGGATAATATGAGTAGTGAAAGCAGACCAATGGAAGTGATTAAACACAACCTAGACTGCAAATGTCATAGACGAAGAGAGTGGATTAGAGTCAATGATAAGTGGCATGCTATCGAGTTTTCGGTAGACGATCCAAACGAACCTCCTATGACCGAAGAAGAAAAAGCCAACGTAGCCTTAATTATTCAACAACACTTATCGAAAGAATCCGAATAACAAAAGATTCTATTAAGACGCTCTGAAGAGCCTTGACGTCCCTACAGAGTTTGATTACTTAAATATTACAATCTAAAAACTATGACAAGTGAGATCATGGTTAAAGAGGAATGCTTAGCATTGTTGGAATGAAAGGAAACTTATATGTCTTACTCATATGTTGCTTTAGATGTTGAAACTGCGAATGACTTTCGCGGTAGTGTTTGTTCTATCGGATTAGTAAAATTTAAAGATGGAAATATTGTTGATACTTTTTACACTTTAATAAATCCAGAAGAAGAGTTTGATGATTTCAATATTTTCATCCATGGCATTACTCCTGAAGATGTTCTTGATTCACCTACATTCCCAGAAGTAAGGAAGTCCATTGTTGATTTTATTGGTTCTGATATAGTTGTAGCCCACTTTGCACAGTTCGATATGGGAGCTCTTAAGGATGTATACCAAAAATACGAACTGGATTTTGATAACATAGAATACATTTGTTCATATCGATTAGCCAAGGTCGCTCTCCCTGGACAATTGAATTACAAACTAAAAAGACTGGCTAAAAATTTGAATATTGAGCTAGACCACCACAACGCTTTATCAGATGCACGAGCAAGCGGATTGATTTTAGAATATCTACTATCTACTAATTCATTTTCCGACCTCAACGATTTTTTAAAAGAATTTAGATACAATAAAACTGGCTTGCTTGGTCAGTATGGATTTAAAAGGAAAAAAAGTTATCAATACAAGGAAAACCTTATCTATCAGCCAACAGAAGAAGAAAAAGCAGCAATGGATCCAGATCATTACTTTTACGGTTTATACTTTTGCTTTACTGGGAAACTAGAGCGAATGACTAGAAAAGAAGCTAACAAAGCTGCTGCGTTAGTTGGTGGCATTCCTGAAAAAGGGGTGACCAAACACACTAATATCTTAGTTGTAGGAGAACAAGATTGGAGAGTGGTCGGCACAGATGGGTTAAGTAGTAAAATGAAAAAAGCACAAACATTGTTAGAAAAAGGTCAAGATATTGAAATCATGACAGAAAATGATTTTATAAGATTGCTTGAGGAATAATTAACAAGAAATAAAAAAATCCCCACACTCTCCGACGGCCATCTTTGAGTGTGAGGGTTCAACTTTCCATGTGACAAGCAATGGAAAAGATGATAAAAAAATACAACTATAGTTTATCATAAGTTCTGCACCTTTTCAACTATGCGGGCAAGCAATCGAAAAGAAAGGACATTTATGATAAAAAAATACATTACAAAAAAAGGAGAGACTAGATACCTCTTTCAAACATACCTGGGCATTGACCCGGCAACTGGAAAAGAAAAACGCACAACACGCCGTGGTTTTAAGACCATCAAAGAGGCCAAGGCAGTCGAACGTGATCTTCTCTTAGATGTTGAAGAAAATGGTTTTTCAAACAATAAAGATTCCCAGAACCCTACATTCGCTGAAGTTGCTGAGCTATGGCTTGAAAGCTACAAGAGCACTGTAAAACCAACAACTTATCAGAACACTAAGAAGAAACTTGATGTTATGATTGA